TGCTGATTCTTTTGGTGCTACTACTGGTGTTGGTGCCATTTGAAAATTACCTATATACACTGATCTGTAATCAGGGATCTTCGTCGCTCGTTGCAAGAGACTCTTGGTTCCACTATCCTTCACATCCGGTTGTACTACCGCTACTGGTGCTGTTGCCATTTTAAAATTACCTATATACGCTGGTCTGCAATCAAGATTCGGTCTCATTTTGTCTATTGTTTGCATAATGAGTATGCTCATTATTCATTTCAATTTTTTCGTAAATAGACGTGTGAAAAATTCTGCATATTATATATTTTTTGTTATTATTAACTTGTAAATACTTGCCAACCCAGAATCATATTTATTATATTGAACTTGTTTACACCTTTGCACATTTAAAACGCCCATTTTATAGGACAAAAAAATATGCAAAAATGTAAAATCAATAGTAGGAATTTCACCTACGATGGTCTAACTTTTTCCTCTTCTTTTTGTTCCCTTTGGGATGAAGAGGTGAAAGACGAAATGTGAAAACATAACGGGCGTTCCTGTTTCTCTATCCACCACTTTGTTAAGTTCATTATGTTTATTGATGAGTTTGCGTCTCTTGTTCTAAATACGGTTTGTTTGACTTGAGGTCTCACGCAGTTAGAACACACTAAAAGACGGAACTGTTTTTCTCCATTATTGTGCCTGTAGTAATACAGGTTGTTATAACATTCACAACATTTCTTACTTGTATTACATTCATTTATGGTTATTGTATCGTATTTTTTATGGATTTGCTTCCTTAATCCCTTATTCATGGTCGGCATAAAATGTTTCATTTGTGTGCTTCTGCTCCAATTACCATAACCAATAAGAATATTGTCTCCAAAAGTTTCCTTTATTTTATTCAGGAAATTATCTATGCTTTTCTTTCCATAACTATATTGACGAAACTTCATTTTTCTCCATGTTTCTCTTTGATAAAACTCTATTGCTTTCTTATTGAGTTTATCTTTTTCTACCAAGTAGGACTTGAACTTTTCATAATTTACAGATTTACTATTTTCGGTAGAGAGTGCTGTTTCACACTCATTTATTTTGTTTTTCTTCTTTTCTTCCAATAATATTCTTTGATTACATTTTGCTTTACTTTCTATTTTTCTTTGTGGTGCTGTATATTGTAATTTTTTACCATTACTATCCATCATATAAACCAAACTTCTTTTGCCTGGGTCGCAACCCACTATATTTCTTGGTTTCAATTCATCTAACTGTTCCTTTGATAAATCTTCTATGTTATAGAATTCTTGTTCAGGTAAAGTAGGGACTTTACTGCCCCACTTCTTATCTTTCAAATCTTTTCGGATAAATAATAAACAGCAAGAAATACCATCTGTTTGAATTTGATGGTGAAATTGGTAATGTTTATTCTTGAATGTTTTATGGTTCAAGTTCAAAAATCCATTCCAAATATCATGTTGGTTATCCTTAATATTTTTCAACAATTCACCCTTTTTTGTTTTATTCCCATCTTTATCCTTTTCAGGACTAAATAAACTAACCAAACAAGCAGTATCAAGTATGATATGTTTTGGAATAATATTGGTTCTTAATGGTAAGGGTTGGAATAATTTACTTTCTTGTTTTTCTAATACAGAGTTCATATAAAGCATTCCTTTCAAATAAGAAAAGGGTCTAACTTTCACATCATAGTGAATTGACTTTTTGATATCCTTTGGAAAAATGTGAGGTAAATGGGTAAGTTTCCAGTCAGAAAATATTTCATTTGTTTCATCATCTAATTCTAATACTTGTTTTTTGAATTGAAATAGAGTTGGTTTATCCTCTGTAATTTCGGTAGTTGTTTTATTGATAAAGCGTAGGAAATGTTGAATGAAATGTTCCTGTGCATTATTGGATAGTGAAGTATGAATTTGTGTTGCTAAATAAGGAAGCATAAAAGTGGTATTTTTCAAATTGGTTTTCTCATGGTTCAGTAACGGTTGGTATTCTGCTAAATAAAACTTTTCCAGTTTATCTAATAATTCTGTATCTGCCCCCTTCTTACCTCTATTATCACGAACGCCTAATGCTTTGATACAGTAAAGAATAAAGGTTTCATCTATTTCAGGTAACGATAATTGGTTAGAATAACAATGTAAAACATACAATCGGATAAACTGGTAGGAATGTATCATCAAATCATTCATAGCAAAAACCAAAATATTTATTTCAGGTTGTATCTCATTACGGTTCAAAAGAACAGATTTGAGTGTGGTTTTGATGGTTTGGAAGGAAGCCTTTTCATTATGCCTAAATGATTTGAATTCGTCCTTCAACTTTTTCTTTTTCACCATTCTATATTATAACTAAAGATTTTAATTTTAAACTATTTGACGCAAAATAGTTTAAATGCCTAAATAATTATACTTCATCTTTTATTTTTTCCTGTTCTTTAAGTTTTTCCTTTCTTTTCAAATATGCTTTCTTATTTTTTTCCTTTATTTTATCAGGACAAGGAGAATATGTTTTCATCTTATTAAGTAATTCTTCTTTGTGGTTTTCGTAATATGTTTTACTTCTTTTTGGAGCGGTATATTTTTTCAAATGTTCTTTTGTTGTATTTAATTCATTCTCTAATATTAGTATTTTATCTTCTAACAATTTATTTTTATTTATAATTTCATCAAGGGTGTTATCCATTATAAAATTATACTATAAAATATTTTTATATAAGTTAAATAAAAATTATATAAAAAATGGGCGTTTTAAATGTGCAAAGGTGTAAAATTAAAATGATATTCTGGATATTTCAAAGACATACCATTTTTACAATTAATGTAAGCATTATTAAAACTAGACAAACGAGGATAGCCCATAGGATTTGCTCCAATATCTCCTGCTACATAGCATTCTTCATTTATATTATAATTATGCGGACCTATCTGCATAATTATACAATGTTTTTAATTTTAAATGGTTTTTGTTTGTTATTTTAACCTATTTATAAACTTATTTGGATTTCCAATCATTTTACCGTTGGTGTGTGATTTCTTTGCAAAATAACTGTTCCAGAATTTTCGCGTGTTGTAAAAATCTGCCTTGTGAGCCCCCGACCATTTGCTTTTGCCGCAGAAGTTTTTATTATTATTTGCACCCATGGTAAACCAATCCTTATTGGATTTTCTTAACACGCATTCACAAATTGCCTTTTTGGAATTCTTGGGATCAACTACGCATTTATGGTTTAAGCAATCAGACCATTCGTATTTCTTGGGACATTCTGTGATTCGTTTGCCATCGTGTATCTCATTAATGGAGAACGTGGAGTAAATACGACGCGTTCCTGTCTTGGTTTTATGCGCCTTTAATCTGCTGCAAGACTTGGTCGCAAAATTGTAGCCGTTTTCTACTGTGCATTTGCAACTGGTTTTACCAGGCTTATTCTTTATTGTTTTGCAAGGAGCAGACGTGCACAATGCATACCGACTTTTACAAATTGTTAAATTTTTTGTTTGTTTTTTATTCTTTCTTGTCTTGTGCATATTATATTATTGTATTATTTTATTTTTCATAATACAATAATTTTGTTTTTTTGTTTTGTTTTGTTTTGTTTTGATTTGATTTGATTTGCTCCACTTTTTTAAAGTGGAATTAGATATTAAACGCATAATAATCACTCTTAACGCTTCTCGTTTCAAATGACAAAGCAGGATTTTGTGGAGGAGGTTCTGGGACATAAACTGGAATGTATCTCAACTTTTCAGGTTTCAAGCAAAAAGCATATCCACATTTATCAAAGAACGCATTATTCTCCTGTAAATTTATGTCATTCTTCTGATACATCATTCCAATCATCTGGCAACCAGTTTCCCTGCAAACAATGGCGCTTGGATTTGGCGGATCAGCGCCAATATCCGGCATTGAAATGCTCATATTTTGCTTATTATAATCTTGTAGTTCAACTAAATCAGGCGTGTTCTTCACATCATAATAATGCAACGCGCGCATAAATATAGAATTGCTCGTCATGTTCACATATTCATAAAAATCTTCAGTGTCCATAAACGAATTATTTGACTTGTCAACAATAACAACTATTTTTCCTGCCAAATCTAGCAATTTTGAGTTACCAAAATTTTTTCCATTTTGCTCAAAGCTTGAAGCAGGTCCCAAAAAGAATGAATCGTAACTTTTAAATAAATTAGCCAAGTTTTGATACATTTTTTGGTTTGCGCTCTTAAATCTAAAGTGAATAATTATTGGGTCCTGTGGATTTGGTGCACCACTTGAAGCAAATGCATAGTTTGTAACTATATTCATCACGTCAGAAAATGCGACAACGTTATAAGTTTCCTTAATATGATTATTGTCAACCGTGGATGTGGCAACTACTGGTTGGTCATCTATTGAGAATATTTCAAAATCCAAACCACGAACGCCTTGCTTTAAAACGTCTTTTAATGCGCACGTTGAAACGTAATCATTTTTAAATGTCCCAGGGCTGCAGCAATTGTATGAAGTTTTAATATAATAATCTTTCAAAGTATAACCGCAATTTGGGTCGCTTGAGTTTAATGACTTTATTGAACCATTCAACGCGGAAAACAGATTGCTCATGCTGCTACACTCGCGACTCACCAAATTTCTCATGTAAAAATAATACCACAAAGCGGCAATAACAACAATTATAATCATGCTTAATAACATATAAGCAGCATAATTCTCCTTAAGATTTGCCATCATATTCATCATTTTATTCGTAGTATCCATTGTCCTACTATATTATAATACTAATTTTAAAATATAATAATATTAATCAAAAAAGTTAAATATAAATTATTTATATAGTATATCTAAAAGATGGCTGGTGGATTAATGCAATTAGTCAGTGAAGGACAACAAAATATCATATTAAATGGCAACCCTTCAAAAACTTTTTTTAAAGCAACCTATGCGCGTTATACAAACTTTGGAATGCAGAAATTTCGCGTTGATTTTGAAGGTGCCAAAACACTCCGTTTAGCAGAAGAATCTAATTTTACTTTTAAAATACCACGATATGCTGACCTTTTAATGGATTGTTATTTAAGCGTAACTTTGCCAAATATTTGGAGTCCTATTATGCCTCCAAACACAGACCAAGAATCTGAGCTTTATAACAGCGGAAAATGGGTTCCGTACGAGTTCAGATGGATTGAATCATTGGGGGCAATGATGATATCTCGCATTACTATTACTTGTGGAAATCAAACCTTGCAAGAATTTTCAGGCGAATATTTGAAACTTATGATTGAACGTGACTTGACCGGAACAAAAGTGTTTTTATTTAATGACATGATTGGCAATACAGCATCATTAAATGACCCTGCAAACTCTGGAGCGCGCGTTAATTCTTATCCAAATGCATATTATAATTCTACCGGAGCAGGACCGTCTATTAGTGGTAGAACACTTTACATTCCTTTAAATAGTTGGTTCAATTTCAAATCTCAAATGGCGTTTCCTTTAATTTCGTTGCAATACAATGAATTGCAAGTTAATGTTACTATGCGCCCAATACAAGAACTATTTCGCATTCGCGATGTCTTTGATGGAGCAAATAATTATCCTTATATTGCACCCAATTTTAATTTATGGTACATGCAATTTTATAGATTTTTGCAAACCCCTCCTGACGTTGAGCTTGGAATAAATTCTTACGTAGATACGCGAACAATATGGGACGCTGACATTCACTTGAATTGCACTTATTGTTTTTTATCCAATGAAGAGTCTAGATTATTTGCTCTTCAGGAACAAACATATTTATTTAAACAAGTAAGACAGCAAATATTTTACAATGTAACTGGTCCAAATAAAGTTCAATTGGACTCAAATGGAATGGTTTCTAGCATGATATTTTTATTCAAAAGAAGTGACGTTAACTTGCGCAATGAGTGGACAAATTATTCCAATTGGCCATACAATTACTTACCATACGATGTAGTCCCTGCACCAACAACTGGAACGTATCAAATTACTAGAACAAATCCAGATGGTTCTACAACAGTTGTTGATATTGGTCCTGGTGTAAATCCAAACGGTCAGTTAACTGGATGGTTTATTACCGGAGGATCGCATGGTGCCAATGCTAGTGGAATTTTAGTTAATATGGCAATATTATTAGACGGATCGTACAGAGAAAATTCACAACCTGTTGGTGTTTACAACTACATAGAAAAATGGATTAGAACTGGTGGATATGCAAACAGTGGCATTTATTGCTATAATTATTGTTTGACTAATGGACCAATGGATTTGCAGCCATCTGGAGCAATTAATATGAGTCGTTTTACTACTATTGAGCTTGAGTTCAATACAATTATACCTACGTTGGATCCATATGCGCAGTCATTGGCAATTTGTGATCCCCAAACTGGAAATATTATTGGTATAAATAAGCCCACTTGGAGAATTTATGATTATAATTTTGATCTTTTTGTATATGAAGAAAGACTAAACGTTGTTTCGTTTATTGGCGGCAATTGTGGGCTTATGTATGCAACGTAATTCACCTGTTTATTCTTGTATTATTTTTTATATTGTTTTATACTATAGATGAAAAAAATGTTCTATAGTATGAAATATGCAAAATATTTTTTATATTTAATAATAATAATAATTGTTATTTTTGCAGCGACTGTTATATATGCATATAATTCCGGTTCTTGTCAGCTTGAAAAAAAATATGAATGTAATAAAAAATTTTGTCTTTATAAAGAATTTCCAATACAATTATCAAATAATGCAATGAATGAAATTCAAACCATGTTACAAGATAAATCTATTCAAAAACGCGTTGAAATAACGTCTTTTGCCGAAAATATTGCTAATTGTGCGCTTCCAAATAAAGCCGGCGTTACAATCCCTACAAATCAAATTGTAAAAAACTCTGAGAGCATTATACATTTCTATCAAAATGAACTTCGCGACAAAATTTCCAATCTTCTCGGATTTAAAGTATATCCAACTGATTTATCATTCCCAACATCGTGTGTTCTATTGATTTATGAAAAAGAGGGAGACTGGATTAACTGGCACTATGATTACAACTATTACAGTGGCAGATTTTTCACTGTTTTAATTCCGATTACCACCGATCTTACGTGCACCAAGTTTGAATTCAAAAACAAAAAAAATGATGTTGTAAGTCTAGATTTGAATGATAATGGCGTGTGTTTTGAAGGCAATTATTTATACCACAGAGCGTCCAAGCTTTGTGCAAATCAGCGCCGAGTAATTCTATCATGTCAGTTCGTTACGGACAACAAAATGAGCTTAATTAATCAGTTACGCATTAAGCTTAAAGATTTTGCTTACATAGGTGCATTGAAATAGGTAATAAATTAAGAATATATTATTTTGGTTTATTATTCTCAGTAAGGGCGGAAATTTCGAATAAAAAGGGGTCAAAAGTGTTTCCAAAAATCAAAAATGGACAAAAAAAATGTCCAATTTTCA